GTTTAGAATCCATATTGTTTATAAAAGATTTAATAATACGATTATTACAACGTTCATCTGGTTTTTTTGTTTCGTCTTCATCAAAATTTCTCCACATATTTCGTACTTTTAATTCGCACAATAATTGTTGGATAAAATCAAGATAATAACCATTTTTATTTGAAATTGTAATTACCGGAATTTTTAGTTGTTTTGAATTATCTGAACGCATATATGATTTTATTTCATCTATTTTTTGAATTTTATAAAAATCTGTTTCACATGATTTATTATAAGGAGAATTTATAAAATCTGCTGGGACTTTTATAAAATTTTTACAATAATTTTCAACCATTTTTCTAGATTCATTATAAATTGCTTCTGGTGTAATATCATAACGTGTTAAAACTATTATAATTGGAATATTATTTGACATTAATATTGTTGCATGTTGTTTTGTCATTGGTAGAATACCTTTATTTGAACCAACAATCAAAAAAGAATAATCTGGATAATGACTTGATATTCCATATGCAGTTGTTTTAAAATATTTCTCTTGCCCACATAGATCTATTAGAGTTACCGGACGATTATTATTTGTAAGAAATGTTTTTGTAGAAATACTTGATGTTTTTTTAGAATTAACTTCATGTTGATGTCGTGCAATTGTTAATCTTGCACTACCGTCACCATTATCTAGTTTTCCAGATGTGATTACTCCTATAAATGTCGATTTACCCGAATCCGCCGAGCCTGCTACTGCTATACCAAGTTCTGTATTAAAAGGTAATGTGTCAGATGCCATCTTATTGTATTTATAATAATATATTATTATAATGCTTTTAGATTATAATAATATCAATTTTTTTATTCTCTTTAGAGAATAAAAAAATAGAGGCAAAAAATTATTAAAGATGATTTTAGGGTTGCTCCAATTTTTATTCAAAAATATATCTTGTATTAACTTGTAAAGTATTAAGTTTTACAATTTTGGCAATATTATTTTTATTAATAATATATATATTATTATTTAACATATTGCCGGATGTTGTTGTACATATCAAATTATCACGTGTATTATCATATCCAAGAAACACAAATTCTGTATCATTATTTTTTTCTTTTAAAACAGTTCCCGGATTATATTCTTGTTTACCAAGAGATAGTCTATTTAATGAATTATTTAAATCATTACCGGTTATTGAATTAACAAAACCGTGTTCATTATCGATTATAGTTCTTATCATAATAAGATTATACAATTGTTATTTAGTTAAATTGTTTTATTTTGTTTTATTTTAAATTTTATTTTATATTATTACTAAGTTAATTTAATAATAATATATAAAATTTGACTCATATAAATATTCGACTACTTTTTTTAATTATTATTAAATTAACTTAGTAATAATATAAAAAATTGGACTCATATAAATATTCGACTACTTTTTATATTTTTAGCAAATATAAAAATTGAAAAGTTATAACTAAATTAACTAAATTAACTAAATTAACTAATATAACAAACCAAAATAAATAAAATGATATATAGAGATAAATATATATATTTATTAATTATTGAAACAATGTACAAAACAAAAGATTATCTTGTAAAATTTAATAGAAAATACGATGTTAAAACAAAAGATAAATTAAATGAACTTATTGATTTTATATATAATAAAATAAATGAAAAATATAATATTACATTAAATAAACAAGAATTTATTGATGTATTTTCTAAATATTCATATTTTAAAAATAATAATCTTATTCTAGATACTACATACAAGACAAATAATAATTATAATAGTCTTACAAATATATTTAATTCACATAAATGTCTACCTATACGTCATAATGGTATTAATGAATTATTTGGTCCATTTGGTTCTCAATGGATACACGACATTCAAGTTGATGATGACGTTACAAAACCAGAAATAGTTAGACGTAGACTACAATTTGAAAAATTAAATTCAATAAAATATCCGGCACAACGTTCTCCCGAATGGTATACACAGCGTGATGGAAAGATTACTGCTAGTGATGCCGGTGTTGTTATCGGTGAAAATAAATATGAATATCCTTATAAAATGATTGTTAAAAAAATAAGAGAAACATTTCAAAATAATGAAGCAACATATCATGGAAAAAAATATGAAGATATTGCAAAGTTAATTTATGAATACAGAATGAATGTACTGGTTCATGAATTTGGTATGGTCGAACATCCAACAATAGGTTGTCTAGGTGCTTCGCCTGATGGAATTGTTACTCCATATAAAAATGATAATATACATTTAACAGAATTAGTTGGACGTATGCTTGAAATTAAAGTACCATTATCTCGTCAAATATTAAAAACCGGAGAAGTTAAAGGTGAAATTTGTCCAATATATTATTGGGACCAAGTACAATTACAATTAGAATGTTGTGATTTAGATGAATGTGATTTCTGGCAATGTACATTATTGGAATATTCATCATATGAATCATTTTTTAATGATACATGTAAATCTGAACCATTTAGATCTAAAACAACATCTTTTGAAAAAGGTGTGCTTATACAACTCTTACCAACAGATAAGATTGTAAAGAAAACAGATCTTAATTATCTTAAGGTTGTACACGAATATGCAAAATTTATACATCCTCCAAAAATAGAAATGACACCTGAAGATTGTCAGAAATGGATTAATGAAGAATTAATTAAATTAGAAAAAACAAATCCTAATTATTCTCTAGATCGAGTTGTATATTGGTATCTTGGGGTTGCTCATTGTGAATTAATTAAAAGAGATAAAGAATGGTTCGAATCTGTAAAACACAAATATACTGAAATGTGGGATAATATTACATTTGTCAGATCTGATCAAAAATATAAAACATTTGTACTTGATATAGTAGACAATATTACTTTAAATGATAAATTTAAAGATAAAGATATCGAAAAAAATAAAAATAAGTTTATATTTAAAATAATAGACAGTTTAAAAAAAGATAACTCTAAATATGATAATTTATATAATTTATATAGATCATATAATTTTAAAAATATAAAAAATAAAAATGATATTAATATAAATCTAGAAGATATTATGACAAAAATATAAAAAAATAATATATATATATATATAATGTATAAAATTATTAGCATAGTTAGTATTATATTTAATATAGTTTTTTTAATTATTATATTGTATATGTATAATAAAAAATCAAATAATGACATAAAAAATAATATAGATTTATCAAAATATTCATCAAAATCAATATGGAAAAGTGGAGAATATTTAAAAATCGGTGATTTTAAAGAATCACCTAATGGAAAAGTAAAAATTTATGTTGCTCTTGCCGATGATAGGATTAATTTAATGATAAAAGATTTAGACGAATACTATAACGATTTTAGTGGAAACAAAATATATGATAGAAATTTAGATAATTTATGGATGGAAGAATTTAATAAATATAATTCAGATGATTTATGTTATCAATTACTTGATAATGATAAATTTAATTTTAGAATTGGATATGTTAAAAATAATACATTTAATAATATTTTTGAGGAATGTAATGGTAATTGTGGTAATTTTATGGTAAACAAACATGGACACGGTAAAACAAATAAGCTTGTACCTTTAAAAAAAAGAATAAATAGTGAAACATCTGAAGAGAAACAATATCTTTATGATGAAAATGCTACTGTTATTGAATCATCCGATTTTTATAATCGAGAAGCTTATAACGTGTATAATATAAGCTTTATATTATTACGTGACGATGGTGCTTTTATATTTGATAAAAATAATAATTTGCAAGGTATTCTATAATTATGCCTCAGATTCAGTTTTGAAATTAGTATTTCTAAATATTTCTTTACGTAATTTATTTACTTCTCTATCTTTTATTATTTCTTTTGTTATTTCATCAAATGATTTACCATTTAATAATTGTAATATAAAATTTATAGAATACACACCACATTCAGAATTTTCAAATTGATGACGTTTTCTATTTACACGTAATTTACAACGTTTACCTTCATTTTTTGCTTCATAATAATGAATAAACTTTTTAAATAATTCAACTACTCTTTTCTCTGGAGGAGAACCATATGAATCAAAATAATAAACCTGACCATTTTTAACATCAGCATACCCTGCAGTCCAATGTGATCCTGATTGCCAACTTTCATCTAAATTAAAAACAATACCAAACTTTGTTATACCATCTTTTACTTCTTTATCTATATTTATATCAGCAACACCTTTTAAATTTATTTTTTGAAAATCCATTGGTACTGCTCCTAAAAATGAAAATTCTTTTATATTCATTTCATATTGATTCATAACTTCATCAATATTTACAGTATTTAACCATTCGAAACGACCATTTGGACCAAGTGGTCTGAAAGTAAATTTTTCTAATTCAGATTTCATAAATTCATCCATATGTTTTACAAAATCTTGTCGTGTCCAACACAATTGTCCGTCACATATATTTTTATATCTATTCTTCATTTCTCTTAATAAATATTTTTTATATCTCTTTGGTTTTAATATTTCAGTACGACAACTTAATTTAATTTTATCATTATGTGTTTTATTATATGCATTAACCATTTCAATTAAAACTGGCAATACAATACATGAACCTGCCTCAAAATGTTTTCCAGGAGCACATCGTTTTTCATCAAACTTTTTAGTTTCTATTTTGTCAGTACTTACACTTTCCATTACACTTGTATTTATACACATATTATTAGTCATAATATTTTATATATTAGAAATAAAGA